TGAACGGTGTAGTTAATAAAAGTTATCCAAAGAAAAACTGGAGTTCTTTGATGCTTTTTTCTAATAAATTTTTTAAAAATAAATTATCAAAAGAATATTTAGACAATGCTAGACCAGATCAATTACACGAATTTAAATTTATAAACGACGCTGAAATAGTAGACTTACCTAGAAGGTATAATTGTTTGGTAGGTCACGAAGGTTATGATACAGATAAAGCAAGAGCTCTGCATTACACAAATGGAGGACCATGGTTTGAAGAATACAAAAATGCAGAATTATCAGAAGAATGGTTGAAGACATACAAGAGCTTGTAAAAAATAAAAATGTATTATTTGTCGGTAACTCCGTAGAAATAATGCATCATAAACTTAAAGACACTATAAACAGCTATGATATAGTTGTTAGATTTGGTAGAGCTATACAAGCTACACCTGCACAAGAAGAGTCTATAGGTACTAAGGTAGATATATGGGTAACAGGTCAATTCAGAGCACCATGTTACGATACAAAACGTGAATGGTTTGAAAGAGGTAAATTTAAAGACGTTAAGATATTACTTAACAGATGTAGAGGAAACTTCTGTTTAAGCGATTGGATAATAGAAGATCGTTTACCCATAGGTATGCCTTACACACAAATGTATGCAGATCAAGAAATAATTGATATAATGAACATGTTTGATGTAGATATGTTAAATCCTAGATCATATAGACCCAGTGCCGGGTTTTTAACTATACTTTGGTTTATGCAAAAAGTAAAAACCTATAAAAGCTTAAACTTAATAGGTTTTGATTTCTTTGCTAAAAAAGTTGATAATGTTTTAAGTAAAGATAAACGTGGTGTTAAAAGTAATGCAGCACCTCATAGCTGGCATCTACCAGTTTACTTATTAACTAGATCTGCTCATGATGCAGAGTTAGAGCAACAGTTTATGTATTTCTTAAAAAGAAGAGGAGATATTAATTGGCATATACTTAGTGATCTTAAAGATAATCAGATAAGTTATAATGATTGGATGAAAGGTGAAAAGTTAACTAAGACTGCTCCTAGAAAATCAAAGGTATCAAAAATCCTGCCACGAGCTCAGCGGCTAGCTCAATCACAAAAATTATCAGGATAGGTAATATATATTCCCACCAGTCGTACTTTCCGTTATTATTTAAATCAAAGAACTTCATGCTGATCCAACTGGTTTAGCTATAAATTCAACATGCTTCATTCCACTAGTAGATTCTATTATTTCAAAGCCATGTTTTCTAGCTTTGTCTAGCCACCAGAGAGGTGGTCTTACAGTTAAGTGAAGATTATCACCGTTAGCAAAAGCACCACCTGCTGGAACGCAACTGATGTTAAACATAACGATTTTATTTGTTTTATTAAATATGTGTTTAAATACAGTGTCTACACACTCTGGTTCCACGTGCTCCATAACATCTATACATATAGTCATATCACAACAAGGTGGATCACCACTAAATTCCTCTATACCAGGTTCATAGTTATGTATTGAGTATGGTACAACATCATACATAGATTTAATTTCTTTTTCAAAAGAATTTTTACCAGATCCATAATCTAAAATACTTTTAGAGTTACTTATCTTTGCTATAAAATCTATTCTAGGTCCTTTAGCTATTACAGCTCCTCCCCATTTTTTATGCTGTTGATGTTTTTCTTGTATTTTCTTTTTGTATTCTTCTGATATTAACATTTCCATCTTCTTCTAGCAGCTTTACCTCTTTCACCTGTCCAACCTTTAGATCTTGCACAAAATGATTTTCTACGTTTAGCGGCTTTACTTCCTGGTTTAACTTTACCTGTAACCGCTGTTTTTAATTTACTACCTGGGTTTTTCTTTCTATAAGCTTTAACACCTTTAGCTGTCATACCAGCACCTTCTTTTGTTGTACGAAAGTTACGACCTTTACCTTTTGTAGTTTTTCTTACGTCAGGTTTCTTTTTTCTTTTTTGCAAAGGAGAGCACGTGTCACAACTACCCTGTGATTCACCACAAGTAGGACAACCAGCTTCCCTAGTCTGTAAATGTCTTTGCAACCAAGTCATATTATTTCTTTTTCTTTTTAGGAACACAGTTAGGTACTTTTCTACCACCTTTTTTCTTCATACCAATAGCTTCGTAACCTTTCCAACAAGTATTTTTTAATCCTTTTTTCTTTTTACCTTTTTTTTGTAGTAAGCCAGCTTCTTTTTTCTTTTGATCAACAATAGTACCAAACTTACCACCTATTCCTGAAGGTAATTTACCTAAAGCTTCTTTTGTAAATTTAGTAGGAGCACCATCAACTTTTTCTTTTACATCTTCAACTAGTTGTTTCCCATCTTCAACTATTTGTTTACCAGCGTTTATCCCTTTAGCTATTATACCACTAGCAGATCTATCTCCGTGACCATCAGGTCCCCAGTGTCCTGCTTTATGTTTGCTAAGGTGACTTTTACCTTTAGGATTTCCTTTTGCGTCTACTGTGTGTTTTAGAGCTGAAGGTTTTTTTGCTCTAGCCGAAGCTATAATTTTACTTATGTAACTCATAATTATCTATTTTTTCTAGGATTAACAGGTGTAGCTGGCGGATTAACACTAGGTGTTGGGCGCGGAGCATTTACTTGTGTAGGTTTGTTATTATTATTATTATTATTGTTGTTGTTATTGTTACCACTGCTTGAGCTACCGCTGCTTGGAGCGTATATAGGTCTATTATTATAGTATCCTGGTTGATAATAGTTATTATACCAACCGCCATAATATCTATTAGGATATGATATGACGTTGTAATAAACATTTGGCTTAATCATGTTTATAGGTAATCTCAAGGTGTCACCCTGCTCTGTTACAGCTAACACATGGGTTACCTGTATTTTAGGTTTTTTGTTGTACGTTCCGCAACTACTTACAGTAGCAGCCAGAACAAAAAGGGCAATTTTCCATAATTTCATATTTAGTTTAATTTATAATAGGTTTTTCTTGAACCTTCTTTTCTATAAGCTTTTAAACATCTGTTTCTATTCTCACCTTCGTTTACAAAACTAACATGTACCCAGTTTGGGTTTTCATCAGTACCAAACTCCCATATCATCTGGTCAAAATCTAAGTTTTCTTTGATCCATTCATACATATAAGCATTAGTAGCATTACCATACGAATCATCTATATCAATCGCTTGGCCTTTACAATGTTGTGATGTTAAACTTCCGCCTATAGCTTTATTGAGTTGAGGTCCACGATAAAACGAATTAATCTTTATAGGGTGTCCTACGTGCTCTCTAAGAGGTTCAAACACTTTTTCTGCAACTAACTCCATGTTAGCTAAATGCTCATCAGAGGGATCATTTGGCAAACCAAGCCTATTAGCTGTCAAACTGTATGTACCTTCTTTATACGATACGTGTTTGCTTATTTTTTTCATTTCTTCAGTGCTTCTTTCACAGCTTTAGCTTTTGCTTTAATTTCTTCAGCTTTAGCTATAATAATATCATCGACTGTAGTTTTACTCCATAGTAATTTCCACATATCTTTCCAGTACTCTTTAGTTAATTTCCACATATTTTTATTTTTTTACTTTTTCAAAAGCGGATATACCAAAACAACCTAATGTAACCCAAACAAATGAGTTGTATATTACTTCGTTAATTTCTAATCCACCATCTACATAAATGACACTTGTTACAAGATCTGCTACAGCGAATAAAGTCATCACTATAAAAGATGCAAATCCTATTACATTTTTTTCATTTATTTCGTTTTTTTCTTTAAATAAACTCCACATAATTAAAATTTACTTGCTTGATTTATTTCGTTTATTGCTTCTTGTATTTCTTTTAAGTTTGTTGGTAGCTCTAAATCTAGACCTGCTTTCCAAACTGTTTCTTTTATACCATCTTTAAATAGTATAATAGTAGGTGCCATACGTACCTTATATTTTTTCTTTGAATTAGGAGCTTCAGCTATGTCAACTCTATAGTAGGTTGCATCTTCTAGTTCCTCCCACTCACCAAAACAATTTGCCTCATTAAACTTAGCCCAAAACTCTACAATAACAGGTTTTGAATCATCATCACCAAAAGCGCTTTTCGCGTTTATTTTATCTTCAAACTGATCATCATTTATCCAATACTTAGAAGGGACATCGACTTGTGAGAATGATATAAATGGTATTAAAAGTAAAATTAAGTATTTCATTATCTTCTTTGTTGTAATTCGTATAGTCTTTCGTCTATTTTGTTTAACTGTTCTTTCATTGACTCAACGTCATCTTGAGTGTCAAGTATTGTCTGACGGATCAACTCGTCTTTTAAATCATATTCTACCCTATCAATAACTGGAGCGGGTAGTTCTTTAGCGAGTGCTATGTCTGATTGTAAAGTAAACCACACTGTTGCTAAGCTTACGATACCAGCACCGATAAGCCCTAGTGTTTTTAAGTCTAGTGTTACTTTAGTTTCCTCACTTAATTGTTTTGCCATTACTTCTTTTGTTGTTTTAGTTCTTCAATTGTTGCTATAAGTTTGTCTACGTCTTTTTGTAGATATTCAATTCTTAAATCTTGTTTAGCATCATCTGGTAATGCACCCATCTCACCTCTAGGCCATTTAATTCTAAATTCATCATTTAAAGTTTGATTATATTCTAACCTTACAAGCTGACTATCTATAGTGCTTATTCTTGCTGTTAGATCAAACCATATACCCGCAACAGATACAATACCTATAATTATACCTACTAGTGTTTTAATATCTAGTTTTACCTCTGATTTTTCTGATAGCTCTGCCATTATCTAAATGTAAAGTTAACTCCTAAGTTTGAGTTAAAGATTTTTGAGTCCCAAAATTTAGTGTATTCACCTTCAATAAATACACCTATTGATTTGTTAACTTTCCACCCTAAAACTATACCAGCTTGATAATCGTCCCATTGTTCTCCTTCTAATAAATCATTGTGTCCGCCTTT